TTGCTGGTTGTTGTTATACAAATATCTCGCTTAAGCAGGCTGAACAAGTTTCCTTATTTGCCAGCCCGTCTTATGTTGCTGATGCAGAAGGTCTAGCCCGAATTATGGAGTGTCCAAATGCAATTGCGGCAAATGGGACGTTCCATGCAATGGCTTTTCAAGAAGCGATGAAGCGTGGTTTATCCACTCAGAGAATGGGCCTAACAACAAATGTGAAGATTCACGAATTTGGGAAGCGTAAAGCTGAGCTTTTCAATAAGGCTAATCCCGGAAGGCCTCGAAAATATTTAGGGTATATTGTTGGCGCCGCGGGCGATGTACGAAAACTTTCTAATAGCAATGGTGATCGTCTATTTGGAGTATTTGCAACGCCTGAAAATGATCCCGCGCACGCGGATATTTTCTTGGTGACCACTATTGATGAAGGCGACAAGCTGCACATTCAGCGCCTTTTTCACCGAATTTTTCGAATTGCGGATATTGTTTCTCCCCCGGCTTAGCGTTTCTCAATCATTAAAACCATGCCTCACTTGACGACTAATTAAGATTAAGGGATGGGATGATGATGAACTGCTAAGAAAAGTTATGTTCTATAGTCTGAATCCGAGCATCTTTGATACCAAACCTGCCATGCTTTTGGTGTCTCTCGGTATCCATCTGCCGTAGTGTTTTCTCACCATTGTTGTGTCGGCGTGCCCCAGCTGCCTGGCCACCCATTCGACTGGCACATAGCTCGACAGCATTTGGCTTGCAAACGTGTGGCGACACTGATTGGCACCTCTGTGGCGAACTTCGGCCTTTTTCAGGTGGGCGGTAAACCAGTTGCTCAATGTTTTGCCGCTCCAGAGTAAGCCGCTGGTGGAGCTGCGAAAAAGGAACCTCACTTTTATTTTCTTGGAAGTGATGTTGTCGCGTTGGATAACCGTGATCTCTTCGGCTTGTGCGTCCTTAGCGGCGGCCACGATCTCCCTCATAAGTTCGAGGGCAGGGTCTATCAACTCAATGACTCGTACCCTTGAGCGTTCCTTGGGGACTTTGAATTCTCCTACTACCAATGCCCGCCGGACGTGTACCAGGCCGGCTTGGAGGTCTACGTCTTCAGCAGCCAGTCCGATAAGCTCGGACAGAGACAGCCCGGCCCAGCAGTTGAACTCAATCATTCGTGCGTCAGCTCGCCGGCCAGGGTCCGCTTTACCGATCAACGCGATCTCGGTGCGACTGAAGGGGTCAGCATGCTCGAGGTCGACGTCTGACCCGACGTTGCTGATTCGGTCGAGCGGGTTGGCTTTTAGTATTCCGTCCCCGAATGCGTCGGCCCAGACTCCGCGAACGACAGTGAAAATGTCGTTCACTGTCTTCGGGGCCAGACCTTGTTTCAGCAACTGAGCTTGAAACAGCTCGATGTCGCTCTTGCTGATGTCGACGATTCGACGCTTACCGAATTTCTTCTCGACGTGTACTGCTTTGCTCACGTAGTTGACGACGGTACTTGAAGCTTTGAGCGCGCGCTGAACCTCTAGCCAGCGATCAATGCCTTCCTTCACTGTACGCTTCAGCGAAGGGCCGCCAGTGCCTGTGAACATTGCAGCCCTGGGTGATTTCGGAAAGTGCGCCGCGTAGTCGAAGCGACCCTCTTTGATTTCGGTGAGGATGGTCCGACGCTTGTTATCTGCATACGCAATAGCGGCCTTGTTTACTTTCGAGATCCCTTCCAGCGGTTCCCGGCACCGTTGGCCATTGAAGATGAACCAGATGCGCAGCTGCTTGCCGTTCATCTCAACGCCGGTCGGCATCTTATCGATCATGGTTTCCCTTCCATCCAGCGCTCAATGGCTGCGCGGTTGTAGACGATTACATTGGCAGGGTCATACCGCCAGTGCTTGCCTTCAAGCCACAGGCCTCGGGTGCGGTACTTGCGGACTGCTTCGGTGCTCAGGCCGAAAACCGGGTACAGCAAGTCTTGGCGGAACCAGGCGCCCGGTGTGATGTGAAAGTCAATTTTCTCTGCTGCACTCATTGTGATTTCTCCGCTGCTCGCCGGGCGATACCTTCGGCTTGGCGCTGCTTGCTGCATTGTTGATGGTTGCCATGTGCTCGCGATGTGTCGCACTTATCGCAGATGGTTTGTAAGTCGAGAGGTGGCATTTGCCCTCGGCGAATTCGAACCGTTCGGCGTAGCGCTGTCATGTGTTCACCGGAGCAAGAATGGCTGCCATGGCAAGCGCCTTATCACGCAGCTCAATCGTGTCTCTTTCGAGTTTTTTACCAGTGCGGAAGGCGGCGAACGTCTCGGCGGCAATCCGAAGCTTCTCGGCGATGTTGAGTAGCGTCTGGCGTTCGGTTTCGCCGATTGACAGTCCTGCTTGAAGACGCTTGCTGAATCGCGCCAGTCGGGCGTGGTCAGCCTTAATGAAATCGAGGGAAGCCTTCAATTCGCGAATGGTCTTGGCGCTTTCGGCGCGTTGGATCGCATCGCTTTCTTTCATGCCTGCGGACATACCGTCGTTATGCCCCATGAAATACCCGGCCCAGAGAAGTAGTCCGGCCAAGACGATCAGGGCTATGAGTGCGTAGATTTGAATTGCAGTCATGTGCTGTGTACCTCAGTAGATCCCTCCGCAGGGATACTTGGTGAGAGGCCGGCGGAGGGGGGTGGATGAATGGGTTAGCCCAAGTTGAAATTGCCGATAGTCAATTGCGCGCCGCCCCCGACTTCGTGCTGCACGACTTCCTTGAATTCTTGTGCCAAGTCTTCGCGAAGCTGTTCTTCTCCAATCCAGCGCAGGCGCAACAGGGGTTTGTCCCCGCCGGTGAGAACGGCTACACGCAGGCGGATGATCTGGACTTTCAGCCCTTCATATGGCTCGACGGTGAACAGGAATTCAGCAGGCAACCCTTCTGAGGACTTGGCCTCAATCTGGTCCATCGCTGAACGAGAGGCGCTTAGGTCGCCGACGATGTGTTCGCTCTTGCGTGCTTGCTCGATGCTGATGGAGCGGATGGCACTCGCGGCTTTACGCAAATCGATGGGACTGTCATCGGCCGCGAGGGCTTGGAGATTCAATGCCCAGTCCTCAATCCAGTCGCTGAGTTCTTTCTGCGCGAACTGAATGGAGGTTGCACGCTCCAGCGCCCGGAACGCAGCAGTTTTTCTCAAGTTCAGGGTGGCGGTGAAGTCGCCGTGCCCTGGTGACTTTGTGTCGCCTAGGTTGAAAATGACTGTGCACGACATTGCCTCGGCGTCCACAAAACCAGACGCTACAACCTCGGCGCTTTGCGTCATTACGTAATTGCCGAAGTCCAGCAGCGAATGAGTGGTGAGCGCGCCGCGGAACCGGCTACGAGCAGCTTGAAATTTCTCGATGCTGTGGATCTTTTGGTCAGACGGCAATACTAGCGCTGGGGTGAAAGTATCCAGCGGCTTGGCATAGGCCAGTACGGCGGTGTCCTGAATCAACTGAATTGCTTTGGCTTCCATTGAATCGACTTCCTTTGGTGAGAGGTTTGGAATCGAACGGTTTAGGACTTAGCGTGAATCGGTGCGTCGTCGCGGTTGAATAGCTGACCGGCGCGTGGGGCTTCGGCGAACAATGTCAGGCGACCGCCCTCATTGACGTGCATCGGGGTATCGAGGGTGGTGTCCTCGGTACGGCTGCCGCGTTTGGTAGGCACCTTGTAGGCGAGCTTGTGATTGACGGTGACTTGATGGCTGTCGGCGATCTGCTTCAAGGTGAAGGTCAGCGTGACCGAGCCGACCTTGCCGTTATCAACAACTCCCGATGCCACTTCAGAAAGGGCGTGACCGATCTGATCGGCGAAGACGCCTGCGTTGAGTTCGCCGATGAATTCGGCCGTATCCGTAGGTTTCATGTGCTGTGCCTATTGATGTGCGATTTGTGTGCCTCTGGACGGCAGAGGCGACCGTTGAAATCAAGCCGCTTGCTTTGCCGCTTGGGCGTCGAGGAACTCGGCCAGGTCGTGCAGGTACACCACTCGTTGTGCGCGAGCCGACCCGTGCAAACGCTTCACGACCAGCGCGATACGACCTGCCTTGATCTCGGCCAGTAGGTAGCGGTCGGTGCGAATGTGTGCGAAGTACTGTTCCCGAACTGCTGTCAAGGTCGGGCATGGAGTAGCGAACTGACGTCGCAATTGCTCTAGTGTGTTGCTCACGCTGCGTTCTCCCCGTACCCCTCCGATGGGGGCAGCAACTTGAGGCGAATCAGCTCGGCGAGGCCTTCTTTACTTTTGCCCATGGCAGCTGCGCAGATGTTGCCCTTGGCGTCAGCCACCACTGCGCCGAATGGGAACTCAGGCGAGTTGGTCGGCGTAACGTAGGCGACTTGCCCGTCAAGGATCACGTTGTTGACGCAGCGAAATACCTCGGCCAGCTCGGTGCTTAGTACGGGCATGGTTTCCAGTAGTTGGATGGCTTCTGTCGAGGCGCCAACGAGCGTTGCGCGGCTGACTACCCCCGGGCAGTTCAAGTAGATCGGGATCAGCTTCAGGGCGCCGAGGGCTTGCGTGTAGGCATTGAGGTTGTTGGTTTTCATGCAGCGGCGTCCTTTTTGGTAATGATGATTCCTAGCTTCTTGGCCAGCCATTCGATCCCTTCTTCCTTCACCATCACCACGGAGTAATGACGGCACTTGTTGAGGGACTGAATCACGGTGCTGCGCGGATCCGAATACAGATAGCCGCGATCACGGTGCTGGCTGGCTAGATCGCCACTGCTGTTGAGAATGCTCAGCTCGCGCAACCTGGTGCGGAAGGCGCGGGGCTTGAGTCCGAGCAATGCGGCTGTTTCGTCCAGGGTGCGATTCATGGCGCAGTCCTCAGGCAGCGATCAGTTTGCGAACGCGGGCAAGCAGTGCTTCCGAGTCCGCAAGTGCTTGATCAATTTGCGCCAGTCTTCCGGACTGCTCGGGTGGCGCGGGTTGAGCTGATTCAATTCGGCCGTTCGCAATGTCCTGGATGAAATCCCGCAGGTGCAGGTGATTGGCTCGGTCCGACCGCTTGAGGGTCAGTTCGCCGGTGTGACCCCCCAATTCAACGCTGACGACTGCGCTGTTTTGAGTGAGCTCCACATCAAAGCTTGCATAGATGATTTGCTCTGGTCGTTGAAGAGGGCACACGGCACCTCCACCAACCTGGAGCATGTGATGCAAAAGGTCTTGTTTAGTGAGGGGGATGAGGTAGTTATTCATGCCGCATCGTCTCCGAGCGGCCCGGCAGTGGCTTCGGATGCGTTAGCGATAATGACTGGCCTGATAGCGGCGGTACGGCCCTTGGGGTTGCTGACGACGAGAAGTCCCGTTCGAAGCTGTAGGTCTTCAACTGCGGCGCGACTGCTGCATGCGGAGGGGTGCAGGTAAACAGGGCAGCGGGTGTCGCTTTGCTGTGTGATTTGCATGGGTTGATCTCTTTGGTGAGAGGTAGATTCCGATGCAAAATTAGTGTTACTGATTTAATATGTCAACAGTATCACTTATAAAACTTGATAAATAAAATTAGTAGACGAAAAAAAAGACCCTTACGGGCCTTTGGGGAGAGGTCTTTTAAAGCATTACCGAGTACCAGAAAACCTTCCCGATGATACGAATGTGCTGTTGGACGTAGTCGCCATCGTAGCGTTCGTCCGGGTGTTCCTCAGTGTTGTAGCTCCGTAGGCGCAAACCTGAGCCTGGCAATCGATAGAGAAGCTTCACACGCAACTGTCCGTCATGATCAATGGCGTACATCTTGCCGTCCTGAACGACTGTATTCGCGGTGTCTACACCCACGGTACTGCCATCCGGAAGCACTGGCTCCATGCTGTTCCCAGTTACTGGAGCGCAACCTGCAGAAGCAGGATCGATGCTTTTTCTTTTGAGAGTACGTTTCCCGAAGCGAAGCTTGCGTCCGTTTGTTTCAAGCCTAACCTGAGATCCATTACCCGCAGACAATTCCACTTCCTTAAAGAATGGCAGCTCTACCTCATCAGGCCCGAGCGGGGTCTCGTAATCCCACACTTCAATCTGATGCATTTCCCAGTCGGGGGGTCTCGAGCTTTCATTGCCGCCCTGCGAATGCCGCAGGCGGGGCATTTCGGCCAGAGCGGCGAGACGTGGACTTACCTCTTCAAGCGAAAAGCCCAAGACATTCGAAAATTTGATCAGCGCTCCGATGTTGAGAGGGATTCGGCCATTTAAATACTGGCTGACAACGCTTTGCCCAGCCCATTCGCACAGATCGGCGATTTTGTCCTGGGTAAGGGAGGGATCATGCCGTTTGCGGTCCTGATAAATAGCCTTCAAGCGCATGGCTTCGGCTTTTCGGGTCTCGTCGTCGGCAGAGAAGGATATCGAGGTAATCATGATCCCAATTTATAAGGAAGACTTATTTTATCAAAACAGTTACACGTCTTTTTTTCTTGCTGTTTAAAAGAAGTAACACTAATATCCATGCCGCAACGCCCATTCGAGGAAACGTGGATGGCAAACGAAATAGGAATTCCCTTGGGAGATTTCGCCGAGGGTAAAACTCAACCAGAGCTCGCTTTACTGATTGGGGTATCGCAAAGCGCTGTCTCTCAAATGCTCAACTCAGCTCGAGATATTCGAGTTCGGGTTGATGAGAAGGGGGCCTGTACAGCGGTAGAGATTCGTCCAATCGGATCGCGCCGCAAGGTCAGGGCCGCTTAAAAGGTGTCGAGCTGGGGCCTCTCACCAAAGAATCCCCCAGCCCGACTACGACGATACACAGCACATGCACATCGGTCGTGGACATAGGATAGGGTTTGCCCTGGGCTATGGCTACACCGTAAACAGGGGATTTACGGTTATGAGTCGCACAGATCTTTTGCCGGACGCAGGTCCGGTCCTGCCACTACGCCAAGCGATTTATCGCGCTGGTCGTGACTACAAGGGCGGAATCACCGCCCTTGCCTTTGAAATGGTGTTGGACAACGACACCCTCCAGAAGAAACTCAAGCTCGATGAAGAACGCCGCTGGCTGAATCCAGATGAGCTTGAGGAAGTGATCAGGCTGACCGCTGATCCACGCTTGCTGGATGCATTGATGCGTCCAGCAGGTGCGGTTTGGTACCGGCCCGTGGCCGTACCGGCAACCCGTGATGCCTTGAAAGCGGTTGGTAAGCTGCTCGGGGAAACCGGTGAATTCGTGGCCAAGATGCACGACGGCGCGGCGGATAACGTTTGGGAGCTTCATGAAGTCGTGGATCTCGAAAAGCACGGAATGGATGTGATCCGCGAAGTCCTTGGAATCATGGCGGGCGCTCGTCAGGCGATGGAGGATCGCATCAATGGCTGATGATATCGACCGCGCAAACGAGCAGGCGCAATACCTGCTTGATGTTGCTATTCATCGCAGTCGCCGCGTGCCATCGAGCCGCGTTAGCGCGCAGTTCTGTGACGACTGCGACGAACCAATCCCGTTGCTTCGACAGCAGAAGGTTGAAGGTTGCGAGACCTGCGTCTCTTGTCAGGAGTTGCGGGAGGCCCGGCGATGAGTGAATCGGGCAAAGGAACAGCCATCGCTACATGGGCAAAGCGTTACATCAGTACTTTTGACTTGGCACTCGTATCGATTGATCCAGGTGAAAAGGCTCCGAAAGGCCTAGGGTGGAATAAGCCCGGAGGCTATATCACCGACGCCGACACGGCCGAGGCGTTCTGGCAACGAAACCCAAATCACAACCTTGGCGTCGTGCTGGGGCCGAGCCGCGTTTGTTCATTGGATGTTGATGACGTTCAATGGACGCGTCATGTTCTGTATGAACTGTTGGGCCTTGACCTTGATGCGATGGCAGTGGTGTTTCCGACTATCGTCGGGAATCCGCTGCGATTCCGGGTGGTGTTCAAGGTGCCGGAAGGCATCGAACTCACGCGTCATTCACTTTCATGGCCGAATGAAAAAGACCCGGACGGTTCGATTTTCAAAGGGTTGATGGACAAGGCTAAGGTTGCGAAAGAGCAGGGTGATCTTGCCGCAGAAGCTGCTGCACGAACCGAAGCCGAGCCGTTCAAACGCTTCACGGTCTTTGAACTACGTGCGGGATTGGTGCAAGACGTATTTCCACCATCAATTCATCCCGGTACCGGCAAACCTTACATCTGGAAAACTGCTCCAAGTGCTACTGACGGGCTGCCGACGCTGACCAACGAGCTGCTTACCATTTGGCAGAATTGGGAGTTTTTCAAGCGAGATGCTGAAGCTGCGTGTCCATGGGCGGTTGCGCCACCAAAGCCACCGGTCAAAGCCCAAAAGCGTCCTGCACTCGGTGGCGGCAAACAGCCCTCGGTAATTGATGAATTCAACCGTTGTCACGATGTTGCGGAGCTTCTTCGTGCCCATGGATACATCAAGCGAGGCAATAAGTGGCTGTACCCTCAAAGCAGCACCGGTCTGCCAGGGGTGACGATCAGTGAGGACAAGGTTTATTCGCACCACGGTGCTGACCCTCTCGCGAACGGGCATCAGAACGACGCCTTTGAAGTGTTCTGCTTACTCGAGCATGGTGGCGACCAGTCGAAGGCTGTGAAGGATGCTGCGCGAATGTTGGGCATGCAATACGCCACCCGTCCAGATCCGAATGATCTTCCCCCCACCCCATCCGGTGAATTGAGCGGGCCGATCTCCGCCGAAACATGCCCGTTCAGCGAGGCCGCTCCTTCTCCTGACGGGGGGGCGGGGGAGGTCATAACGCTGGATCACATTCTGCGTCGTTTTGCGTTGGTCGAGGGCACCACGCACGTGTGGGACTGCGACCAATCGAAAGTAATGAAGAAGTCCGCCTTCGAAGCTCGCGTGGGCAAGCCTCTAGCGAAAGCCTGGTTGGACGACACCGCAAAGAGGCTGATTTCTGACGACCATGTTCGCGACATCGAGCAGGCGCGCCGCATGGCCGGGAAGAAAGGCGGCGCACTCGGGATGTCTCCAACTGATCGCTACGTTTACATCGATGGCACCAAAGACGTTTGGGATCGCGAAAAGAAGCGGCGCATAGCCGAAGGCGCGGTGAAGATGGCTCTGGGAGACACTTATCCGTTGTGGTTGAACAGCAGCGAGCGCCGCACCGTCGATGTTGAGCACATCGTGTTTGATCCGACCATGACGAAGGATCCTGCGGTGTACATCAATACCTTTGACGGGTTGCCGCTTGAGCCAGTCAGGGATGATGCAGCATGTGCCAACCTGCGTTGGCTGATCTCATTTCTTTGTAACCATGATGAAGCTGCAACCGATTGGCTAACTCGATGGCTGGCGTATCCGCTGCAGCACTTGGGCGCCAAGATGGACACCGCCGTTTTGATGCATTCGATTATGGAAGGTTCGGGCAAGAGCCTGTTGTTCGCTGACGCGCTCGGCATGCTTTATGGCCAATACGCGGCGACTGTTGGTCAGACGCAGTTGGAAAGCAGTTTCAACGCGTGGCAAAGCCGCAAATTGTGGTCGGTCTTTGAAGAGGTCGTCAGTCGCGATCAACGTTACAACCAGGTGGGCAAGATCAAGCACTTGATCACTGGTAAAACGGTTCGGATGGAGTCGAAATTCATTAATGGCTGGGAAGAAGCCAACCATATGAATGCGGTGTTTCTCAGCAACGAGATTCTTCCCTGGCCAATCAGCGAAAGTGATCGTCGAATGCTCGTCATGTGGCCTATGGAGACTCTGCCAGTCGCACGGCAAAAGGCGATTGGTCGTGAACTGGAGCAGGGTGGAGTGGCGGCGCTGTACGGTTGGTTACTGTCGGTCGATCTAGGGGACTTCAACCAGCGCACGCGGCCGCCATCGACAGAGGCGCGTGAGCGTTTGGTGGCCTTGAGTCGGGCCGGCTGGCAAACATTCTTGCATCTGTGGAAGTACAGCGAGCTGGGGCATGGGCTTTGGGGACCATGCCTATCAACCGACCTCTATTCGTTGTTTCTCGAATGGTGCCAGCGCAACAAAGAGCACGTGATGAGTCAGACCAAGTTCTCTCTATTCATCAGTTCCGAGGTGGATAAAACGCGGGCGATACCCTGGACTGACGGCAATAACCGTCGCTTCGGTGCGTTTTTCTTTCCTGTGGATCTGGATGCTTCCCCGCCCCCATCACTCAAGGCGGCAGAGCTGGGCAAGCAGGTGGAGAACTGGCGGGCTAAGGCCAAGCTGGCGGGCTGGCACGTGGACAGCTGGGAACACATCAAGGCGCTTGCAGCATGACTATTTTCAAAAGTGTGTTGGGTGTGTTGAGTGTGTGTCGGGTTGATTTTGAATACCCCACACAATTTGAGTGCCCTAATTACATGCCTTCGCGGGTGTTGTGTGGGGTGTGTTGGGTTTTCTGTCGCGCACGCGCATGCATGACGTTCTTTGCATCGAATTCAACGGAAGGATTTTTTTCTTATGCGAAGACTAATAAACCCAACAAACCCAACACACTCAACTCAAGTTCGATTAAAGCATTGGATTTAAAGGGATTTATTTGTGTTGGGTTTGTGTCGGGTTGTGGTTTTTCTGTGTTGGGTTCGGTTTTGCGGGGGGCAGGGCTGTGATTGAGTCAATGGAGTTGTTGCTGAAACATTGGGGCGAGCAATGCCGACAAGGCGGTGAGGCTGGTGGCTTGGGCAGCCCGATGGCCACGATCATGGAGTGGGGCGGCTGTGCGCCGCGCGGCACGCCCGGATCACGGATCCTTCTTGGCGGTGGCGCAGGTCCAGATGCAGTTGCTCAGGAAGTTGGTGC